CTTGTATGCAGGTTACATATGACTTGGTTGATAAAATCAAGGCCACTGGCCGATTTGTTCAGATTGAGACAAATGGAACTTTGGTTCCACCTGTAAATATAGACTGGATTACGTGTTCCCCGAAAGATGGAGGTAAAACTGTCGTGATTAACCCGAATGAATTGAAGGTAGTTTATATCGGACAGGATATGTCGCAATATGATAAATATTCAGCAGGAGTATATTATTTGCAGCCTTGTTCCGGTCAGAATACGAAGGAATTTATTAATTATATTAAAGAGCATCCGAAATGGAAATTAAGTCTACAAATACACAAGATATTAAATGTGCGATAAGAACGATTCTTTCTTTTATAGGTGAAAATCCTTGTCGGGAGGGCTTAAGAGAAACACCGGATCGTATTATAAGGATGTGGAAAGAGATCTTTCGTGGATATGATCTGGCACAGGTGCCTAAAATAACAGTCTTCCCCAATGGAATGGATGGTCTTTCTTGTAATAGTGTTATCGCAGATTCAGGTGGATTCTATTCAATGTGTGAACATCATATGATGCCTTTCTTTGGGAAGTATTGGTTTGCTTATATTCCTAATCCTAAAGGTAAGATATTGGGCATATCGAAAGTTGGTCGTGTTGTTGATTATTGTGCGGCACGATTACAGGTACAAGA